CATTAATAGATCACTAACTAAATCCTTATCTAGATCGTACTTACTCGATACCAGATCGACTATATTATTACCAGGGGCTGATAAAAACTCTTTCATAGGCATTTTATTTTCTAATGCAGCAAAGAACTTATCTGGCTCGTCATATCGGTATACAACTTCGATAACCTCTTTAACTTGAATAGCTGTTAGACCAGAAAGCTGTAATGATTCAATTACCTTTTTAATACTGCTACCAGGTGTATTGAGGTAACGGTAAGCTTTTTCAAACTGCTCACTATCAACATTCAGATCAGTGTATTCAGGTTGAGATTCTTTCTTATACTTTACATTATATAATTCTTCACCTAATATACGATGTCTAGGTAATTTACCTACCGATTTACCAGCAGATTCTTGTAAGTAAACTTGATCTAATGATCTCCAGCTCATGTTTCGATGTCAATATCAGTTGAATATTTTTTCATAACGTTTATTAACATTGTAAGTGTATCTTTTGCATTTACTTCGTTAATATCATTAAGAGCTGATACTGTATCAACATCTTCTGGGTTAATTTCAGTTACAAGAGCTTTTTTAAGTAACCTAACTAAAAGAACTTCACTTTCAGGTGATAGCGTTTCAATTTGAGGCTCTTCAGCAGGTAACTCTTCAGCAGGTAGATCTGCTTCTACTGGTTCAACCTCATCCTGTTCAGTTATTGTATTATATATTTTTAAGAATTTTTTCATAATGTCTATATGTTAATTGATTTAGCCGCGGCTACTAACTTATCCGCTAATTCTTTTTTTGCTTTTTGTACTTTACCAGCAACTGAACCTGGTATAAACCTACCTTTACCTTGATCTGGAATAGATAAGACTGCAGCTGCTGTTTTTGCAACACTATCGATAGACTGCTCTGCATCTTCAATTGCCGGTTTTTGATTACTAAAGAATCCATCTAATGAACGTATACCGCTTTCATTATCTTCAGTATCCCGATGTTTAACTTGTCGATTATCTTGAATCGCATTGTATAAATCTTGTAATTTCATAAATTCTTCACTACCATCGTTAACTATATCACCAGGCTCAATAGGTGTATTATGGAAATCCTTCACCATTTCATCTTCTTTTTGTTCTTGAGCTCTTCTTGCTTCGGCATATTCGCTTGTATTTTTAAAAGCATTATATATTCTTCTCTTTGCGTCTTTTTCCGGACCAGAAGGCATTAACATAAAATTTCTAGCTAATTCTCTACGCTCTTTTTCTTGCTCTTGATATTCACTGTAACCATACTTAGTTTTAAACTCTTCAGTTTCTGCTAACCCGGGTCTATAATCCATTACACTCTGATTAATATAATTAGCTAATGCAGATAAAAATTTATTTTCTAATACTTTCGGATTTGTATCATCATTAGCGGCACCAGTCATACCATATGCATTACCAATGTATAATCTCGCATAAGAAGCTGCATCTAATATATCTTTTCTTGTCTTACCAGTAAGGCTTCTTAAAAAATCACCAAATGATTGACCTACACGAGGTGATAATTCTGCAAGTTGATTTTCTTTTAATATAAATGTATGCTCGGTAAGGATTTTAGTTGCTAATATTGTAAAATTATCCATATTAATATTTATTTAATGAGAAGTAGTTTTGTTGATAACCTATTGAAGTAATCATTGTTAAGAAATGTAAGATCATATTTTTTAGTCATCTTTTTAACACCACTAAATGTATATTTTGCTGTATCCAACTTATCACACTTTAATCTTATTGAATTAATAGTTAGAGCACTCTTACCATCACCAATATCCATAAGATGTTTTAGATATTCTAATGATAGTTTACTTATATGTAATATAATAGGTAATACGTTATTTAATTTTTTAATAATTTTTAATAAAACCGTTAAAATATCTTTCTCACTGTAATATTTCATTAATTCACAATCATTAAGTTGGTTATAATTAAAAAATACAACGGATTTTGAATTCATTTTTAATATTTTACCACATACATGGTAAATTATGTAGTGTAAAAATATTTTATTTGTATCTTTATTGGTTATACTCTTATCTAAGAGCTCAAATTTATGTAAGTCATTAATAATATCAAATTGAATATCTTCAGTAAACATCTCATTGAAATTTATTAAATTTAAATCATATACTTTCAAATATAAATCACTCACACAATATTATATCAGTGTTCCAAAAAATTCTTAGGTGGTTTACCTATTCTACAGTTGATTATACCATTATAATAGTCTTCACTCAGCAATACATCCTTATCAAACTGCATTTTAGCTTCAAAATAACCTAATTCATATTTATTTCTGCAGAATTTTAATATTTTAAATAAGAATTGATCTTTACCGTTACTGGCTATATCAATATTAAGTCTGTCACTTGAACCGGTGTATGTCTTCCAGTCACTATCAACATAATCAATACGCTTTCTCTTTTTACCTTTAAGAGGCATGCGTCTAATCTTTTTAATCATCTGCTTTCTACCAATATATTTTCTACCATCTATTAAATTAGTAATTTCATATATAAAACCGAAAGCATCTTCCGGTATTGCTTCATAAACTTTCCAATGTCCTGTGTCCACGCTATTACTTACTTCTTTTTCTTATTTTTTCTACGTGTCTTCTTTTTCTTAGTCTTAACCTTACCTCTTCTAGAGTATGTACCTCTACCTAGAGATATTCGATAATCATCAGGAGCATACCAGTCTGTATTAGTTATACCACCATGTCCTGCACCTGCAGCAGGTCCAAAAGCACCACTAGCTACATTTTCATCTTCATCATGTACCTTTTTAAGCTTAGAATAATACTTCGGATCTTCTGTTAAATGGTGTTTAGCAATAATAGTAGCAATCTCCTTAATGTCAGTATGTTCCGTTTCAGTTTTTTTACCTAATTTTAATTCTTTTTTATTGTAAACTTTATTTTTTACCGGTTTAAATAGTTTTTTAAATGTTTGTTCAAAAATGTTTATTGACTTACCCATAATAGTATTTATACTTATAATGTGAATAACATTGATCAATATGTAAATGAAATAGAAAAGGATCTAATTATTAATGAATTTAATATTAAAGATGTTTCAATGAAGACACCTGCAAGAAAACATTATTGGGTAGGTAGACTTATAAGACATAAGAAGAATTTATACAATTTAGAAAAAGAAAAGACAGAGATTAAAAAGAAAGTAGTAAAAGAACTTTTAGAACAAAGTCCAATAAAAATAACTATACCAGTAGCTGAAAAAGCTAGTATGAACCATACAAACATAGTTTTAATAAACGAAAAAATAAATAATGAAATGTTAATTATTGAGTTTTTAGAAAAAACAGAAAAGATTTTTAGTAGTGTAAGTTTTGATATATCAAATATTGTTAAAATTATGCAAATGGAGCAGTTATGATAGAGTTTATTTTAACCAATAGTAAGATACGTTTAAAGTGTGATAATTTTGAGACAATAAGAGAGCATTTTAGTGTAAAGGATGAAACAGCTCGTTTTAGATTAAAAGGTCGTAGTCGTTTTGCAGCACCATCACGTGTATATTGTATAACACCAACTGGCTTATTTGAATACGGTATGTTTTTTGATATATTAACATATATTAAAAAGGAACGACCAAATGATCAAATTATAATCGATGATGGTATATTAGAGTTAGTAAAACCAGGGTTAGGTGAATGTAGAGTATATGACAACTTAAAGCATGAATTGAGAGACTATCAAAGACAAGCATTGCTTAAAGCTCTCAATAGTGGTAGAGGTGTTCTTAAGATGGGTACAGGTGCAGGTAAAACCTTAACAATTGCGTCTTTACTCATGAGTGTTTTTACTGTTAATAAAAATTTTAAATGCTTAATAATAGTACCTGATCTATCTTTAGTTAGTCAAACGTATTCAGATTTTGAAGAATATAATGTCTTATTTAAAGCAACCAGATGGACAGGTAAAATTAAACCTGATTTAACAGCAAATGTTATAATTGCTAATTTAGGTATTTTACAGAGCCGGTTTGATGATTATGATTTTTTAAAATATGTAGATATACTCGTTATTGATGAGTGCCATAAATTAAAAAAGAGTAATAAGATTAACAAGATGGTAGAGGTAATTAATACAAATAATAAGTTTGGTTTAACTGGTACATTACCTGATAATAAGGTAGATGAATGGAATATTTTAGGTAAACTCGGAAATGTAATTTATGATAAAGATAGTTATTCTTTAAGAGAAGAAAATTATCTAACTACTGTTAATGTTAGCTTTTTAAAAATAAAATATAAAAAGCAACCTAAATCAGTAAAGGATCAAAACCCATATAAAACAGAATTAGATTTTTTATATGCTAATGAATTTAGGAATAATATAATAACGAACCTTTGTACAAAATTTAAAAATAATTCTCTTGTTCTTGTTAATCATTTAATACATGGAGATGCTTTATATGATGAGTTAATTAAACATAAAGATAAACAGGTATTTTTTGTAAAAGGTGAAATGGAAGTTGAAGTTAGAGACGAAATTAAAAAAATAATGGAGACTAATAATAATGTTGTATGTATTGCAATGAGTTCAATTTTTAGTACTGGTATTAATATTAAAAATATACATATGATTATATTTGCTAGTGGTGGTAAGAGTTTTGTTAGAACAATTCAATCTATAGGTAGAGGTTTAAGATTACATGATAATAAAGATAAACTTGTTATTATAGATATTGTTGATAATTTAAAATATGGTATAAGACATGCTGAAAAAAGACAAGAGATTTATAAACTAGAAAAAATTAATTATAAATCTACTGAAATAGTTGAAAATTGAGGTAAATAAACTATAATTATATATGGCTAATTTAAAACCAACAGG